CTCACGTTAGAAGAAGCAGTCAAGGTGGCGGGTCAACTTATGCGCATATAGCATCAAAGCCAGGTGACGCGCCTAACACTGATACTGGCGAGCTAGTTAACAGTATTGCTATGGAGCATACCAAAGGGAATCCGTTTGCTTTTGTTGGTAGTGGTTTAAATTACGCGTTATGGCTTGAATTTGGTACAAAACGAAGCGGAAAGACATATATGCAAGCTCGGCCATGGTTACAGCCGGCGCTTGATAAAAACCTTAAAAACTTCGAAGCAAATATAGTGAAACAGGCTAAAAACATGATTAGACAAAAGGCTAAGAAATGAGTGCAAACAACGCATTACAAGCAGCATTAATATCGGCATTGCGTACTGATGCGGATTTGATTGCGCTATTACCTACTTATGCCACAGTGCCAGCGGTGTTTTATTATGTGCCGCAAAAATTTGATGACTCGCAGCCTTATGTGACTATTTACGAAATATCTATGTTACCTGATGACACGGTGAACACCGATGGATTCACAGCAGAGTTAACCATTCACACATGGGTAGAAGAAGAAACCACAGCGCAAACAGGCGAGATTATGCAGGCTATTTATAACTTACTGCATAAGAATGACACGCTGCCAGTTGTTGATTACTCGGTAACTGGTATTGATTGCGAATTCCAGACTATTTTACGCGACCCTGACGGCAAAACCCGCCACGGCGTACAACGTTTTAATATTTCATTTGAACCGACGGTTGATTATCCGTCTTGCAACTAAAGAGAGAGTACAATTATGTCAGCAGGCATTTCAATAAAAGGTCGTCAGGTTCTGATGACAATCGGCGGCCAAAATATCCTTGGCTTACAATCAAAAGGCTTAACGGTTAACAATACATTTGTTGAAACCACAGATGATAACGCAGGCGGCTGGACTGAGTTTGATGCAGTACCGGGTTTAAAGTCAGCAGAATTGCCATTCTCAGGCATTGTTAAAAACCTTGAGATGTTACGCGCCATCATGACGGCTGGCTCTAATATCTTTGCTATTACGCTTACTTATCCTGATGGCTCTACAGTGGCAGGCGATTTTGCCATGAATAGCTACACAGAAACAGGCGAAAGCAACGAAGGTTATACGTTTGAAGTGTCGCTAGCATCTTCTGGTGCTATCGCGTTTACAGCAGGAGTTTAATTAACATGGCGATGAAACTTACCCCATTCACTGCCCGCTCTATTGAAATCACGTTTAACGAAGAGGTCAAAGAGCTGGAAATTAACTTTGGTTTAATTCAATCAATGAGCCGCAACATCGGTAACTTAATGGAATACTGTCAGCATATTTACGGCGTTGTGTCTGGTGGTGTTATTCCAGACCCGATGAAACTTGCTGAGTTTTACTCTGAGTTATGCAGACAGGCTAGGTTTAAATGTGACGGGCGAACCATAACGACTGAGCTCGTCTATACATCAATAATTAATGACCCTAAAGAAATGAGTAACCTTTCTACCTCATGCTTATATGCGGCTTTAATTATTTGCCCTCTACCTGAGCAGGAAGAGACAGCAAAACCAGCCCCAAAGCGAAAGCCCAGAGCCAAGAAAGCGTAGATTGGATTGGTTACGCCTATGGTCATTGCGTTAATGACCTAGGCGTGCAGCCAAGTGAGTTTTGGCGTATGACACCCGCTGAATACTTAGTGCTTTGGGATTATAAATACGCAACAGCGCCTGAATACGCAGAGCAGCGTAAAGCCTCTGAATTAGATCAAGCGTTAATTGATAATTGGGATTTATTACTATGACTATGATCGGCTCTATATCAGCCAAAATGACAGCAGATGATACTGAGTTTTTAGCTGCTATGTGTCGAGTTAAAACCTCCTTATCATCACAAGCAACACAGTTAAGAAGTAGTGCAAATAACTATGCCAAGTGGGGCGCTGCGGCTGCGGCTGCGGCTGCCGTTGCTGGTGCTGCGATAGTTAAAAACACCGCCGATGGTATTAGGGAGTTAAAAACATTCTCCCAAGTTGCTAACACTTCAACGCAAGACTTCCAAAAGATGGCTTATGGTGCCAAGACCATGGGCATCGAGCAAGACAAGTTAGCCGATATACTAAAGGACGTTAACGACCGTGTAGGTGACTTTGGCGCTACTGGCGGCGGAGCAATGGCCGACTTCTTTACTAATATAGCCCCTAAAGTTGGCGTAACTTACGAAAACTTTAAAAAGCTATCTGGTAAAGATGCATTACAGTTATATGTATCAAGTTTAGAAAAAGCCAATTTATCTCAAGCTGATATGACTTTCTACATGGAAGCCATGGCGAGTGATTCAACCCAACTATTGCCACTGTTAAAAAACAACGGTGAAGCAATGGGTGTTATGGCTGCCGAAGCTGATAAATTAGGATTGGCTTTATCTGATATTGACATAGCCAAGGTTGAGCAAGCCAATAAGCAACTAGATAAATCAAGCTCAATTATTAGCGGTGCAATGCAAGATGCAACTGTATCTTTAGCCCCGATAATTACGGGTATATCTGAAAGTCTACAAGATGCAGCCATGGAGGCGGGCGGCTTTGGCGTCACCTTTGATAATGTTATTGATAGAGCATCCTCTGTGATTGGTGTGTTTGCAGATGGCATAAGAGGCATTCAGGTAATAATTGAAGGGCTTAACGTTGCATTTTGGGGCGTTGCTCATGTGGTCAACCTAGCATTTAAAGAAGCATCAGAAGGTGTAGACTACTTTGTTAATACCACCAAGAACAGTATTAACTCAGGAATTGAAGGGTTGAACATGCTCGGTGCTGAGATACCAAAGCTTGAGCTGGCAAACTCTGCCGCAACAAATTTCTTAACTGACCAAGCGGCAGCAAGCCAGCAAGCCTTAACTGAGGCTATGAATAAATTTGATGAGCTAGCACTTAAAGAGCTTCCTTCTGAAAGCATTAAACGCTGGCTTGAGGAAGTTAGAGCGAGCGCTAATGAGGCGGCAACCGCTGTAGCTGGCGCAATGACTGGTCAGCAGTCTGGCGAGGAAGGTGGCGTAGGTGAGTCAGGCGGGTTAAGCGATAAGCAAAAAGAAGCCTTGCAAGGTAAGCTTGATGCAATACGAGAGTCAAACCTAACTGAAATCGAGCTACTTAAAGAAAAGTTTGCACTAGAAGCTGAGGTGTTAGCCGCTGCTTACGAAAACAAACTAATCAAGGAAGAAGAATTTAAACAAATTATGAATAGCCTAACTCAAAAGTATAAAGATGAGGAAACGGCAATAATAAAAAGGGGTGATGAGCAACAGCTAGCATGGGCTGAGATGACAGCAAAGCAAAGAATGAGCATAATGAAGGGTCAGTTTAGCGGCCTTTCAACCCTAATGAATACAGAAAGCAGAAAGCTTTTTGAGATAGGAAAGGCTGCGGCACTAGCTAATGCATTTATTAGCGCGGGAGAGTCAATTGTCGATGCCTATAAATTTGGCACTAGGGTTGGTGGTCCTTACGTTGGTGCCGCCTTTGCAGCCACAGCAGGGGTAGCTCAATTTGCAAATATACAAAACATAGCCAGCCAAAGCTACAACGGAGGCGGCGGAGCTGGCAGCAGTCAGTCATACAGCAACGGCGTACCAGTAACAAACACGCAAGATACAGGCCAAGAAGCGCCAACAAGTAGGCAGGTTAATATAAGTCTAACTGGTAGCAGCTTTGGCGCGAGTGGAATACGTGACTTGATAGCAGAGATAAACGAAGCTACAGGTGATGGAGTTAGTTTAAACGTGGGGTAAAGCTAAAGCAGCCCCTTGGTTGGGGCTGGCTTTTATTCACTAATTGCAATGGCTTTGTTTTATGCTTTTATGTAGACTTCACAGCCAATATGTAGCGACTCAGCACCATCATATTCGTCAATTCTAAAAAGACATCCTTCATCAACCCATTCGACACACAACCCATCTACACCGCCATAGTAATTACCCCCGTATTTTAACTTGGCTATATCAACTATATCTTTCTTTTGCTTTTTACATGGTTCGTTATCACAATCAACTAGTATTTTAGCTATTTCAACATCAAATAACGCTCTCTCATTATCATGCCAAGAGTACCATCCCGCGCCATACCCGCGCCATACCCGCGAGACACCAGCACAGCAACCTTACCGTCTTTTGTTAGCTTTTCCATATCAACACCCCATAAATACTGAATCATTACCGCTATAACGCTTAGTAACTTTAGGTTTAGATTTATCCTGCTTATTTGCAAGCTCCATTACTGATTGGGTTTTCTCAGTAGCTCTATTTAAGGGTTTGCTACTCATAACCTTCTTAGTTTTATGCTCGGTCATATATTTACCATTATCGTATTGCATTACTTTTCTCCTAAATAGCTTTTTAACAATTCTGCTTTTGATTCTTCTATGCCAGTAATTTTACCGCCGCAATATAAATACAGCTCAATTGTTGCACCTATACCAGCCTTTCCTTTGGTTACCTTACTAACCATTGACTGACTAGTGCCGGCCTTTTCTGCAAGCTCGGTTTGCTCTAGGTTATTTATTAGCAT